TGTTCCACCACCCGTTGCACTTGGAATACGTCTTTGATGTATTTCTGTTTTAACTCTTTCAACAAATTGCATTGCAAGGTGACTTGGCATATTACCTACATCAATATAAAACACACGTCTTTCAGGTGCTCTCTGTGTTCTGTATATAATAATGGCGTCTTCTAGTAATTCTTTTTGTTTAAACACTTTGAACACTGCTTCTAACAATGAATTCCCAAATGGAAAGTTGTTATCTAGTCCTTCAGACAAACTTAAATGCACCACGTGTTCGGAATCAACTGCAATCTCTTTCATGCCTGTTGAAAATCTTGATCCTGATGATGTTGCGTAGTCATGACCACTTGCACCAACGTATCCTCTTGCTCCACCTGTTAAGTATCCTGAACCACCACCAGTAACATTTCCTGTTGTTTGATATGGAGTTGTTGCAACCATGTTTTTAAAATTAAAATTTATGTCTTTAATAATGTATTGTTCAGGTGTTTTTCCTGTGCTTTCATTCACAATTATTTTTGTTACTTTTGCAGGGTCTACATGGAACCATTTTTTAGTTTCTGGATCTCTAACAAAGAATGCATCACCATACTTGAACACATTACGTAAAATTTTAAACATTCTTTTGTTGAAGTCATTCATTTTACACCATTGTTGTAGATATTGTTTTAAAATTTGTACTTCTGAATTTGTTGCTCTTTGTTTGAAGTCCATTCTAAATACTGTGCTGTTGTTAGGATTCTGTTGACTGGTAAATTCTGCAAGTATATCCAAAGCCGCATTGACTTCAGAATCTAAATCCATTGTGTTGTATTGTCCGTATCTTTCAATCCTGTTCGGTGAACCTGTGTACACATCAGGTAGATATGATGAATAGTTTGTTCTTGCCGGTCCCGCTCTACCGGATACCGTTGAACCCATTGCTGATGCATTGCCTGTGACATCTGTACCAACTGGGACCTGTGTAAAATATCTTTTCCAACTCATTATTTTTCCTAAGTATTATAAACGTTCGAGTTTGATGTTTTTCTCGAAATGTTTTTGTTACTGTTTGCCACGTCTTCCATTACTAGTTTAATTTCTGCAAGTAGTGTACTTATTCCATCCAGTTTATCTTGATTGCTTCTTCCGGACGATGTAATTGCTCCACTCATGCTTGTATTCACTTCTCTAAATGCTCCTGCTAACTCTTCTAACTTTGTAGTATACAATGATAATTTGTCTTTGTCAAGATCATCTAGTGCTTCTGACATAGTTCTGGCATAAGTTTTCATTCCAGACACAGCGTTTGCCAAATTACCTGTGTTACCAACACCAGAAACCAATGCTAAAACTAAATTTTTGGTTCCATCAGCAACATCGGACAAGTTTTTGCCGTCTACATTGTTGAATGTTTGCAATCCTTTTCCAATTGCCGCAATACCTAAACCAGCACCAACACCTGATAAACCTAACAAAGCACCAATACCTAAACCAGCAAACGCACCGCCTTTTGCCACTGCCGGACCTGCCGAACCTAATGCTTTCATTCCGCCTATTGCCGCACCGCCTCCACCTAATGATGGAAGAAGTTTGCTCATAAATCCGCCAAGCAATTTAAATGTTCCTCCTAGTGCCATTGAAGCAATTTTAAGTGCTCCTAATGCCAGTGCCGCCGAACCTAATCCTCCTACAAATTTTACAAGTGCATCATCAGATGCCATCAGAGGAGCCATTATACTGTTTACAAGTTTTGCGAGACCACCTAAAGCAAAACCAAATGCTTGAAGGAATGGTAAAAGAACTGTGATCGCAAAGTTTTGAATATCTTTGAATGCATCTTTGAATCCTAATATCTGATTTGATGTTGCCTTGATTGCCTCTGCCTGTTGTCTCTCTACCGCAGATCTTTGTGCACCAAATTTTGTCAAGTTAAACAACTCAACATTTGCCGCAAGTGTTTGATTGCCAAGCACATCTAATAGTGCTCCTGTTCTTTGGAATCCACTACCCAAGTTTTGTGATATGCCTGCTGTCTGTCTGATGATTGCTTCAAATTGTTCCACAGAACCATTTCCAAAACTGACCTGTCTGGCAAAAGTGGCAATCTGAGGATTCAACCTTACTAAACTTTTTGCAAAGTCTGATATAGGTACACCGCCTGTTCCTATTAATTCTTTAAATGCATCTTGTGTTGCTTGAGGTAAACCTTGTAAACTTCCTAATATTTCTTGTACTCCCGGAACCATACTAGACTCAAGCGACTGTATAATACCTTTAATACGTTTTTCCATCATGTCTGCTTTAACGGCATCAGCAATTTGTTTTCTCTGTTTACCTGTGATGGATGAAAGTTGATCTAAATTCATTATGAAGTCTTGAGCACCAGCATTCAATTCTCTATTGGTCATAGTTTGTGCTCTACCTATTGACGTCTGTATTTCTAAATAATCTGTAAGAAGATCTGTTGTTTCTTCAAAAGTCATTCCTAGACCGTTGGCTGTGGATCTAAATTCTCCTTGAAGCAATCTACTGATGTCAGTGAAACGTTCTGTACCACCTCTTACACTTCCGCCCAACAGTGCAAGTGTGTCTGCACTTTTACCTAGTGCGTTTGAAAATGCGTCCAACGATAGTGATGCTCTCAGTGCCAATTCTCTTGTGGTGAATAATCCGTCACTGAACTGAATACCAACTTCTGATAGTTGTTTAAAATTGTCCACCTGTGTGTCTATCAATTTTGCAAGTTGTTCAACACTTTTCATCAAGATGAACATATACTTGTTTCCCGTGATGTCCGCCATAGTGGTCAAGGTTGATGCAAAACCTTCCACAGACATTGAACCACTCATCAATTGGCTGGAGAACATTTTGGTACCTGTCCACAAAGAGTACATGCCTCTTTCGTTTTTTCTCAACTCCATTTCCCATTCGGCTAATTGGTCAGTTACGTCTTCAATCTGTTTGGTATTTTCTTCTTTTGCTTTTTGTTCCTTTTTTTCTACAGGAGTTTTTGGTGCTGATGTTGATTTGCCTGTTAAGGCGTCGGCAAGGCGTTTCATTGTGGCTTCTGAGGCTGGCCCTAGTTGAGTCCGCCCATCCAATTCTTTCAGATATTTCAGTAGATCGTCTACTTCTGCCATAATTATATACGCACTTAATTAGTAGTAGTAAATACTACTATATTATTTGAATGCATTCCTTTGTGTGTGTATTTATAGGAGAAAAAATGACAGAACAAACAACAGGACAAAATACCAGTAATCCGTTACAGAAGTATTTTAGACAACCTAAATTACACGTTCGTTTACCGAGCGGTGGAAAATACTATCCACCAGGATCATTGGATTTACCTGAATCAGGCGAGGTGGCAATCTATCCACTCACAGCCAAAGATGAATTGCTTTTAAAAACACCAGACAGTTTAATGAACGGCACAGCCACAGCAGATGTGATTAAAAGTTGTGTGCCACAAATCAAACAGCCTTGGTACATGCCAAGTTTAGATGTTGATGCATTGATCATGGCAATAAGAATTGCCACATACGGTGAAAACATGACAATCACAGTCAAAGTGCCCAACACAGGAGATGAAAAAGATTTCACAATAGATTTAAATTCTGTAATAGCACCTTTGATGTCAGCCACGTATGCAGACACAATCAAATTGGAAAACATGACAATCACTCTGCGTCCATTGATGTATTCAGAGTTTACCAAAGATGCACTACGCAGTTTTGAAGAACAAAGAGTGTACAACTTGGTGAATGATGACACAGTGCCCAACGAAGAAAAAATGGAAAGATTCAGACAAGCATTCAACAGGCTTACTGACTTGACTGTGGAAACTGTGGCAAAAAGTATTGCAAAAATTGAATTGATGGATGGACAAGTTGTTAATGATCCAAAACATCTCTTGGAGTTCATGCAAAACACCAGCAAAGAATTTTACACAACAATTTTAGATCACATCACAGAACAGCGAGACAAGTTTGCTGTTAAACCATTCATTGCCAACACAACCAAAGACGAACAGGAGAAAGGTGCACCGGAAACATTTGAAGTTCCAATCACCTTTGACCAATCAAATTTTTTCGTATAAGGATACTCTCCATGTCCGAACTCGAGGTGAAAAAGGAAATCGCCAAGATGGAAGCGGACAAAAAACAATTCAGATTTGATCTAGTGCGTATATGCTGGTACATGAGAGGTGGAGTCACACTGAACGAAGCATACATGAGCACCTACGAAGAACGTGAAATGATTGGCAATTTGGTCAAAGAGAATTTGGAAACTGCCAAAAAAACTGGACAGCCTTTCTTTTAAATCCTGCCCATTGCTGTGATAAGTACATAATATAAAGTATGAAACAATATGCGTTCTTGACACCTACAAGCAAATATGCTATTTTAATCACACAGACAGTAAATTAAATAATTCTACATTTTATTATGATAGTGTATACTCAGATACAAGACCCGGGACCGCTCGAAGAAGGAGCCAGGTGGTTGCCTTGTTTGCAATCACATCACGTGGAACACACAGCCGCTAGAAAAGGTCCACTTTTAATCACACACATGGAAGCACTGAACAATTATCAACACAGCCTTGAACCATTCATGGAAGAAAACATCTACAGTGTGGGCAACAAGAGTTGGGACAGATTGAATGCCAAAGGTTTCAAACACATACATTGGTATGACACTGCCAAGGACGTGCCCATGGTGGCCAAAGACCTTGCGCCATTGACGTGGTTGTGTGGCGACAGCCACGCGAGAGATTTTTCAAATTATGACGGAGTGGATCAACTGCAAACCTATCACACAGAGTTGCACATTCCAAACTGCAACGATTTGGCAGAACAGAATCCTGCACATCTTTATGTGTATTCACCCAAGGTGTTGAATCATTTGCAAAGTATTAAAAAGTGGGAAGACACCATTCTACACTACACACCATCATGCGATCCAGATCATCACAAATGGAAACGTATGGAATCATTCAATCCTAGCACGCCTTAAATTGAGAGTGGATTAACTTCGTTAATCCAAATTAGGACTCGTCGTCCTAATTGAGTTCTTCAACATCGCTTACGAAGTAAGTTGTCGCATCATGCAGACAGTTGAGCCATACTTCACCCGTTGCCGGGAAAAGTACGGTGCCATCATGCGAGACGAGCCTACCATTGTGCAAAAGGAGATTTCTATGAACGGAAGCGGTGACCCGCCAACTCCCTACTCCAGACTTCATCAGTCACGGGCAACTGACACACCCTTTGCAAACAAAGTGTTCAGTTGTGATGTTGTATCTTTTTCACAGAGCATCATCTTTTGTGCCTTCAGTTAGCACTTGCCTTGCAACTCAGGATTCACCTAACGTCTTATCGACTGCATTTCCTGGATCTATGATCAACCGTGTTGCTATGTTATGCCTTGGGATTGTGTTTTTTCAATTCTTCTTTAAGGATTCGGGAACCACCAACTCTAACATTGATGATGCCATTGTAGTAATCATCGGATTCTAGTACTCGCCTTTCGAATTGTTCACGAGCTTCGAGGTAACTCATTGCGCCTCTGCCACTGCATATGTACAGTATTTGCCTTGTAAAGTTTTTTTCGCCTAGTTTTTCCACGTCTTCCAGCAAATGATCCGACGAACCCCAATATTCGCGCCAGTCAGATTCAACCTTGCTTCTACGTTTGTTTATCCTGCCCTTGAGAGGCGGACGTGTCTTCTTGAATTTCGCCAGTTTTTTGCCCACGTACATCTTACCGTTGGTTGTGTTTGTGATCAAATACACAAATCCTTCACAGTGTTCTGGCAATGTCTCTATGATTTTACCTTGATAAGTCCATGGCATACTGATAGTTACCAGTGATTGTGTTTGTCAGGTCAAAAATTGGCTTCCGCTAAAAAAATTTTTGCGTAGCATCGCTTCGCTCTAAAAAATTTTGGCGAGGCTTCGCCTTCTCTACTTCCCTTGAGCCGCCTTGAACTGCTCCATTATTTCTGCTCTTCTCTTGATTGCAAGTCTTCTGATGAGACTGAGAAACTTTCGTGCTTTTATTTTTGTTCTGTAGGATTTTTTCTTTTCAAACTGTTCGTTTGCTTTGTGATATTCCATGTATGCTTTGTATAATTGGTCGTGTGTATCATCCATGTGAATCCATAACGTCTACATCATTTGCATATGATGTGAATCCGTTCTCCTTGATAACTTTGAGTACTCTGTTCACTCTGCCCATCAATTCATCTCTGTGACTGATTAAGAATATGTTTTTTGATCGTTCTCTGCTCATCTTTTTAAGAATAGCCAAACTGCTCTCCACACCAGCACTGTCCATACCACTGTCAATCAATTCATCAATAAACAACAAGTTGATGTTCTGATACAAACTTTCCCAAACATCTCTGAATGCAAAAGATAATCCTAATATCAATCTGTTACGTTCACCTCGACTTAAATTATCAAAATCCAGTTCTTGACCTAGTTGTGTAATTTCTACACTCAAATCATTTCTAAATGTTACCAAATGAGGTAATCCTAATCTATCCAAATAGTTTGTCAACCTGTTGTTCAAGAATAACAAGTTTTGATCTATAATCTTTTTTCTAATAAACGAATCTTTGTTTGTTAACAGTTTGTGTAAGAACTCTTCATGTTCTTTTAATTTTTGCATATCATTGACCACAGTCCAATCAACTTCTTGTACTGCTTGATGTTTTAATTCATCTATTTGATCAAGATATGGATTAGTTTCTTCTTTTTTGTTTGAAACAGCAGTTTGCAATGTATCCAAGTGCTGTTTGTGTTCATATGCTTGTTGTATTGATTCATAAAACGTTTGTGGTTTGTGTTCTGGCTCTCCTAAACTTTCCAGTTCTTTGTCTATCACTGATATCTTTTCTGCTAGATCCATCACGTAACTGTTTGCATCACCAAACTGTTCTTCAAGATCTCTTTTCATTTTTTCAATTTTTTCATGTGGCAGTTCTTGTTCACAAGCATAACATTTTGCATCATCATGCAAACTGTCTAAATCATTGCCTAATTTTTTTACCTGTTTGTCTGCTTGTACGATAGATGCTTCATAGTTGCTTTTATCTTTTAGCAGTTGATTGATTGAGTCTGTGTGTTTTTGCCACAGTTCTAATTTTTTATGAGATTCAAGTTCTTTTTCAATATCTACATCAACAAGTTCTGTGATTGTGCGTTCTAGTTTGCGTATATCCTCTTTCTTCTGTGAGTCCCATGCACTAGACTTGTTGTGCAATGATTGTATTGTCTCCTGCACTTTTTCATTGGAAATCTTTATTCCTTCAATTCTTGCATTTTCCAAAGCAATATCTTCTTTAGATTTTTTAATTTTTTGTTTTAGCACATCTGCTTTTTCAGACAACAGGGTTATTCCCAGCAGTTGTTCAATAATTTTTTGTTGTTCTGTGTGATGTAAACTTAAAAATGGTTGTGTGTATGTGTTTAGTGCCACAATGTGTTTGAACATTTCAGGACTCATACCAATCATTTTGTTTAATTCTTCTTGTGTTTTTCTTGAATCTCCTTGACTGATATCTTCAAGTTCTTGTTCTTGATCGTTAACAAACCATTTCATCACTCCAGGCTTTCTGCCACGTTCTATTCTGTAGTCAATTCCATTCTGTTCAAATGTAAGTGTGACCAACATATTTTTACCATTGGTCTTGTTAACAAGATTATCACGTCTAATTTTTGTGAGTGCTTCGCCATACATTGCATAAGATAGGGCGTTGACCATGGTGGTTTTCCCTGTACCGTTTCGCGATCCAGCGTCATGTCCACCTTGGTCTAAATTCTCGCCCAATACAAGGGTCAAATGTTTTTGGTCGAAGTTTAATCCTTGAGTCTGATTACCCACACTCATGAAATTCTTTACAGTTAAATCTTTTAATCTCATCCTAAATCGTTGTAAATGTCCATTAATGTTTTTTTGTTGTAATTGTCTGATTCGATAGAATCTAATTCTTTTGCAACAATCTCATCTACACTTTCAAATTTTGTTAAATCTAAGTCGCTGTTTATTTCTTCATCTTTTTTACTTGGAATAAGTGTAATTTCTCTACAATCATATTCTTTCATAAACGTTTCTTTTATAAAACTTGCTTCTTCGTAAGAAATATCAATGTCAAGCGTAACTCTTAAATGTATTTTAGGTTGCATTATTTCTTTTGTTTTGTCTAACAGTTCGCTTAATTTTACATATTTGTATTTCGGGCAGTCATGCCAGTTTAAATATCTTGGTTCTTTGTCCCATTCTAAAATCATCATGCCACGATCATTGTCATCTACGTCTGCGTAATTGTGTGGGAAAGCATTTCCCAAGTAATGAATATTGTTTTTAACTTGTCTTTTGTGGAAGTGTCCAGAGAACACATATTCTTGGTTTTGAAAGTCACTGCCTTTCAATTCACCTGTGTCAGGCATTTCTACCATTGCGTTCATAAAAAAATTAGGCAGTTCAAAATGACCAAACATATATTTGCATTTCATTTTGCCGACCTTACGCCATTCATCGCCTACTAACCAAGGCACCATAACAACGTCATCAACATTCATTATTTCATTTACCATTGTTATGCCAGGAATAAATCTTCCAAACTCTGTGGACTGAATACTTCTGCTGTCTTTGAAATACAAATCGTGATTTCCAGGAAAGAAATAAAATTTATCAAATGCTTTTCCTATTTTTTCTAGACATCTAATGGAAGCGTCCATGGTGGTAATGTTTACACTGTTTCTATTGTGATGCCAATCACCACAAAACATTCCTGTTTCACAACCTTCTTTTTTCGCTTGTTCAATATACCAGTCTACAAATGCTTCGCAATCGTCGTTGTGTATTTTTGAATTAGACTTCAAGCCAAAATGTATGTCAGTAAAAACCGCTAATTTCTTAAACAATATTCTTCTCCTACATTGACAGTGTAAAGTCTAAACTGCATAATGTCAAGTTTACTTTTTGGATTTGGATTTTGAAACTTTTTTCTTCTTATCTGGTTGAGCATTCATTGATTGAGTTTGTCTTGTTAAACTCGGCATCATGTCATTCATTTCTAAAATGTCATCTCTTATATTTTGATTACGTTTTTCAATATTAATGATTCTTACAAATGAATTAGTAACTGCCGCTGTGTAGTATGCAAATGGATTGTTTGATTTAGATTCATCAAATTGCAAACCAATTTGTGCAAGTTGCAAGATTGCTTGACCCTGCATTTCATCATTGTAGGTGTAACCTCTAACGTTACCTCTTGTACCATATCGTTCACACAACTTCATCCACATCTTTGCCAATTCGTTGGTTGCTCTGCCTTTTTCTTTGTTAAAGTAGCCGTTTGTCATTCCACCTTCCCAATGACTTTTTCCCACGCACACCAGATTGCCTTTTTCATCAAATTTCCAATGTTGAAACGGAGTAAAATTGACTTTGGTTTTACTATCTGCTACTGTTTTTGGATTCTTTTTCCTGCCTGGTTCATCGGGCACGTGTTCGTATGTGTAAATTCTAAACACAAGGTCCTCTTTTGGAATGGTCTTGTATTTTATTTCACATTGGCTTAAACGTATTTTTGGATTCAGTGCTTTGGCTTTTTCATATGCTTGTTGTGTAAGCCGTTTTGCCCTGATACGTTTTGCTTCTGCAATAGTCCTTAGGTTAATTCTGTCAATACTGGTCAATATAGTATCGTACTGATGGTGCTCATCAGACACAAAACTACAAAAACTGGACTTGGATTTGTGTATCTCAACCAGTAAATCTCTGTTATTTAGATAATTTATTTTTCTCAATGCCATATATTTATCTACTATAATGTACGCAGTTAATTTTGTCAATAAATAAATGTATCAAACTTATGAGCTCAGAAAATTTAAAAAAATTTATAGACAATACAAAGGGCAAAGCAACTAACCTTGCCAGCGATTTATCGTCCTCGGTTACCTCAACAGTGACTAATGCAAAGAACGTGCTGAACGATGGACTTAACTCCGTTAAAGCAAAACTGCCTTTTCTTGACAATAAGAGTGTTTTATCTCAACTAAACTTTAACATATCAAAAAACATTAAACAGGCAGATGTGGCGATTCAAAATGAAGAAAAAGATTGGCGTCTGCGTCTAAGTTTGCCAAAAATGTTCAGAGATAATGCTCAAAACGAAACTGATTTATTAGCACCGTTGAATAAAACTAACGGCTTTGTGTTTCCATTCACTCCAACAGTGTTGGTATCGCAGAGTGCAAACTATCAATCAATTCAACCTGTACACACAAACTATCCTTACTATTCATATCAAAACAGCCAAGTGGATCAGATGACAATCACAGGAGACTTTTTTGTGCAAAATGCCGCTGAAGCAAGATATTGGGTGGCATGTATTCATTACTTGAGATCAGTTACAAAAATGAATTTTGGCGTAGATCAAGAAGCAGGGCAACCACCACCAGTTGTGCGTTTGAACGGTTACGGTGATTTTGTTTTCAACAATGTGCCAGTAATCATAAACAGTTTTCAGTTTGACATGCCTAAAGATGTTGATTACATTTCAACAGCAGTTGGAGCCACTTCGGCAACATCAGACGCAATTGAATCAACGCCGACAGGTTGGGCACCGGCAACAAGTATTGTTACAGTGGCAGTGACTCCACAATACAGTAGAACAAAACAAAGTAAGTTCAGTTTGAATGACTTTATAAAAGATGGTTACATAGGCAAAGGAGGAGAATTTATCTAATGTCAAAATACAGTGCAAATTCACCTTATGCATTTACTCCTATTGTGGATGATGAATATCTAGACATTCTTGTGCCTAGAGCAATTCCTATCAGTCGACTTGATCTGCCATACACAATTGAAAGTCAATTTCATTTACGTCCGGATTTAGCCAGCAACGAAATTTATAAAACTCCTAAGTTATGGTGGGTATTTGCACAAAGAAATTTTGATGTCCTAAAAGATCCTGTGTTTGATTTCAAAGCAGGAACTGAAATAATGATTTGTGAGCCGAAAACTCTATTCTCATATTTAGGATTGTAAAATGTCACGCTACGAAAAACGTCAGAAAATTAAAGAACTTCAAGAAAAAAAAATTAAAGAATTAGGTAATGATACAACCTTCACTAAACCCTTTAAAAAACTCTCAAAAAGAAAACTTTTTCGACATGGCATCAACAAAGGCAAAGCAGACGCAATAGCAACAGCAGAGGCTGATGTTGAACTAGGATTAGAACTTGCTGTACCTGTAGGTGATTTGGTGCCCAAGATAAAAAAAAACAAAACGGTTAAACGAATACAAAATCCTCTTCATAAATTTAACACAAATAATGCAATCTTCACACTAGCCGCAATGACGCTTGATGAAGTAAATTTTCCTGACGAAACTTTGATGAAAGGTTATGCACCAAAATACATTGTGGCGAAAAGTGCAGGAGGTTCAGCACGTGAATCTAATCTAGCAAAAGAACCTTTAGCATTAGAATTTTATATTGACAATGTGCAAATAGAAGCAATTATCCATAGTAATACTAAAACAGGACACACACAAGGTACAACTATTACTTTCACTGTGCAAGAACCTTTTAGTCTTGGATTATTCCTACAGAATCTTCAATTGCAAGTTACTCGTGCTTCAAATACAGGTAATGATGCAAATAAGGCTTCTTATCTCAACCACCCAATGGTTTTAATTTGTGACTTCCAAAACGGCACAACAGATCCAGATACACCACTCACACCTGATGAAGAGAAACAATTACGCAAAATCATGCCTATTATGTTCAGTAAGGTTAATTTTTCTAGTAACAATGGAGTATCTCAATACGAAGTTGAAGCGATTGCTTTAAATGATGTTGCATTTGCAGATCAATATGCAAAACTTCCTGCCGATATTGAAATTCGAGGCGAAACTGTTTCCGAAATTTTATTTTCAGGAGAACAGAGTTTAGCAGGTATTTTAAATAATAAAGTAATTCAATCAGACAAATCAAAAAAAAATACAAAAGGAAATTTTCGACATGGCATCAACAGAGGCAAAGCAGACTCAAAAAAAACAATAAATTCTCCTAGAGATTACATTTTTATATTTCCAAACAGAGCAGGATTCACATCCAGCATAGTCAATAAAGCCGCGAAAGAAACTCCGACCACTGTGTATGCAGAAGACACTGATGGGTTTGCAGGACCTGTTCAAGTTCCATACTCACAAAGAATACAAGGAATTTTCGGCGGATTGTTTGAAGGTAACAGTGATTATGAATTTGAAACGGGATTTAAAGGTGCAAAACAAAAACTACTCAATGAAATAGGCAAATCTAAGATGGTCATTGATCATTTGCAAAACGCCGCAGACACAGGTAAGGAGTTTGCAGACGACAACAGTGATACTAACAAGTATTACGATAAAAACACTAAAACAACTCTTAAATCTACTGCAAAAATTGATACTAAAAAGAAAACAATTTCATTTAAAAAAGACACTCACATTTCTTCCATAATAGAAGAAATTATATTATTAAGCGAATACGGACAGGATCTAGCAAAAAGGAAACAATCCGCACCCGATGGAATGATACAATGGTTCAAAATTATTCCTGGTAGATATATTTTTAATGATTGGAAACTACAATCACAATTCAATACATATCCAGAAATAATAATGTTCAGAATAATTCCTTATTTGGTGCCAGACGATAAATTTATGGCTCCTGATGAGGTCAGTAGAGCAGGGGCACTAGATGACTTTATAAGGAAAGAATACAATATATTGTATAAAGGCACAAACAAAGATGTAATAGACTTTAATGTGGAATTCAACCAAGCATTTTTTACTGCACTAATGAACGATTTAGGAAACAGCAGTGGTGATACACAAGACAATGCAAATTCAAGTGTGTCAACTGAAAAGTCTAGTGTTGATCAAAATTCTTCATTTGATACTTACAAAGGCAACAATAGTAATCCTAATGTGGCATTCGGAGATCCTCAAGCGACAGGTGGAAATATAGAGACTGTTGAATTACGTGTTGCTAGACAATTCAACAAAGCAATCCTAGACAGTGCTGTTGATTTAGTAAAATTAGATTTAAACATTGTTGGAGATCCTTACTTTCTACCTCAAACGGGTTTTGGAAATTATGTGGGTCATACAGAAAATGTTGAGACTGAATTATTTGAAGATAACGATGCGGCGGCGGATTTTTTAAGGGGAATTGTGTTTACAAAAGTTAATTTTAGAACACCTCTGGATATTAGTCCAGACGGCACAATGCTATTCAACAAAGACACTGTGAGCGAAACAGATTTACAGGTGCTTGGCGAATTCAGTGGCTATTATTATCCAATCACTGTGAGAAGTTCTTTTTCCGGAAATAAATTTACTCAAGAAATAGAATTAATTAGAAACAAAACAGGCGTTATGGACCCTAATGCAAGAACAGACAATCAAGCGGCATTATCAGTTGATCCTAAAGATCCCAATGGTGCTTTTGAAATCGGCGAGGATATGACTGGCCTAGGAGTAAGTGCTTAATATGCCAAATCTAAGTAGAACAGATTTACAATTAACTGTAAGAAATAATTCAGGTCCTTATGAGGCTATTGTGAGATCAGTAATGGATCCTAAATTTCAAGGAGCATTAAAAGTTGAAATTTTAAAAACCACTCAAAGTGGACAAACTCAAACAACAGGACAAACAGTTAGAGCAAAGTTTCTTAATCCTTTTTATGGCACCACACCTGTAAACGATATCAGAGACAACAAAGATTACAGATATAGTCAAAGCAGTTATGGTATGTGGTTTGTTCCACCAGATATTGGCAACCGTGTAATGGTTATATTTGTGGAAGGCAACATTGAAAAAGCATATTGGTTTGGTTGTATTCAGCAAGAAGGAATGAACATCCAGTTGCCAGAAGGAAATCCGGCAACTAATTTACACAACTCAACTGAAGCAGGAGAGATTGACAAAAAAATGCCTGTGGTGGAATACAACAAAGAATACAACAAAAATAATCCAAAAAAAGACGCAAACAATTACTTGAAACCTGTTCATAATACATTTAAAAATATTTTAATGAATCAAGGTTTAATCGAAGATGAAACTAGAGGCCTTTCATCTTCATCTGCTAGAAGAGAAGTTCCTTCCAGTGTATTTGGAATTTTGACTCCAGGACCAGTAGACAAAGACTTTGACGAAACTTTCAAGCCATCAAAAAATTTACATTTCCAAAGAAAAGGTGGTTCGTCGTTCATAATGGATGACGGTGACCAAACACTTATTAGAAAAGGCAGTGCTTCAAGCACATCGTATGAATATGTAGATGTTGCTAAAAAAGAAACAGGCGGACAACCAGGTATTCCTTTCAACGAATTACTACGTTTGCGTACAAGAACAGGACATCAAATTTTAATGCACAATTCAGAAGATTTAATCTATATAGGTAATGCAAAAGGAACTACTTGGATAGAAATGACAGCAAATGGCAAACTTGATATTTTTGCAGACGATAGTGTTAGCATTCACAGTAAAGGAGATTTTAATTTCAAAACAGATAGAGATTTCAATTTAGAAGCAAATAGAAACATAAATTTAAAAGCAAGTACCCTTAACACAGAAGTTGCAACAGAAAATTTGAAAGTTACTGGTTCACAAACAAATCAAATAGGTGCAACTCAAAATACAACTGTAGGTGCGGCATCTAATCTATATGCAGGAGCCAATGTGAACATAGATGTTGGTGGATTTGTCAATATTGCAAATGGTGTGTTTAGTGGCTTGCCGGTTACAGACTTATCTGTGTTTACCAATCCAGGTGAAAGCACAGATTCTATAATGAAACGTATACCTCAACACGAACCTTGGGGACATCATGAAAATTTAAATCCAACAAATGTTTCTAAAACCAACACAGACAGAGCATCTGATTTCATATTTGAAGAAACAGGAACAACCAGCATACCACCTTCAACTGCTACAACCACTAGAGATCCTTTTTATATGAGTGTGTATGTAGATCCAGAAGGAAGAGTAGTGGGTGATTTTTAAAGGTTAAATATTGTTATGGCATCAGAAGAAAAAAAATTATACAAAGAAATAACTGTTCAATCTAATCAAAAACCTCGAGTGAATCCTACTCAAAGGGCCTATCGTGGGTTGAGTACAGTGAATCCAGACAATACAAGTTTCAAACTGTTTGATATTGCTTTGATTAAACAGGATATTATCAACTTGTTCCATATACGCAAGGGAGAAAAGTTGGAAGATCCAAATTTTGGCACAATTATATGGGATATGGTGTATGAACCATTGACCAACGATAATAGAGATTTTATAAGCGAAAACGTTACTGATATTATAAACTATGATCCTAGAGTTCAAGTAGACGGGGTCACAGTCAGTCAATACGAAAGTGGTATACAAATTGAATGTCAATTGACATATTTGACGTATAATGTGTCAGAAAATATGAGATTGCGTTTTGATGAAGATGCTGGATTACTAGATTAAATAGGTACTTAATAGGAGCCAATAAATACAAATAAAAAAATTATGTCCACAACACAAAGACAAAATAGATTACTACTTGCAGAGGATTGGAAACGCATATACCAAAGTTTCCGGAACGCTGAATTCCAAAGTTATGACTTTGATAACTTAAGAAGAGTCATGATTGCCTACCTACGTGAAAACTATCCTGAAGATTTCAATGACTACATTGAAAGTTCAGAGTATCTAGCATTGATTGATTTAATAGCATTCCTTGGGCAAAATTTATCTTACAGAATAGATTTGAATGCAAGAGAAAATTTCCTAGAACTTGCAGATAGAAGAGAATCAGTTTTAAGACTTGCACGTTTGTTAAGTTACAATGCAACAAGAAATCAATGTGCTAATGGCTTGTT